GTACCCATCCCGTAAAGAATCCCACCCTCCAACACGCCCCCGACCGGACCAAAGCCACAAACAGCCCGCCATACCCGGCCGCCGCAATCCACCTCAACCACCCATGAATCTCCACCATCGTCATTAACTATGATTACCTCTTGGTGTTAAACTCCCTATTGTGCCAGACGCCACCGCCACAACCAGCCCCACTCCCCCACCCATCTCCGAATCCGCCCTCCCGATAGGCGATCCGATCGTCTCCTGGCTCACCGAAGCCGTAGCGGAGGGAGAGGCATTCCTTGCGGCCCAACCCGGCTACTCCCAGATCTCCCGCTCGATCGACGCCATCATGTCTACCGACGAAGGCGAGCCCTGGGATCCACGCGCCACATTATCACAGACCCGCACTAACCGCATCGGCAAGATCGCCGAGGACCTCTCCGCTCTGATGACCGACACCAAGCCATTCTGGGACTACAGCGTGGCCAACAGGAGATTCGAGCAACATGCCCAAATCTACGGCAAACTCGCCACTTTCTGGTATCAACGCCGGAACATCGACTTACGCTTGGCCGACGTCATCAAGTACTACATGGCAGGAGGGACTGGATATCTGCATCTCTTCTGGAACCCCGATATCGAGGACATTGACGCCCGCGCCGAAGATCCGCGCAACGTACTGCCTATCCGCCCCAGTAACTACGACTCGCTAGAATCCTGCGTCGGCGTCATCATCAAGCGCAAAGTCCCAGTCAATCACATCAAGGACCGCTACGGCATCACCGTTCCCAGCGACAGCGACGGCAGCGCCCAATCCTGGCTCGACAAGGTCCGCGACACTACCGCCAACATCGTCAGCCCCATCTGGAAATGGCACAAAAACGGAGCAGACAAGGAACTCCCCCGCATCCCGACCGTCACCCTCTACACCTGCTACCTCAAGGACCCCCGCAAGAACGAATCCTCCAAACCCAAATACATGGGCGAATGGTCCGGCCCCGATCGCGAAACCGGCGAACGCAAACCCCTCAACAACTGGTCCTACATCGCCGAACCCGGAGAGGCTCTCTACCCCCACCGCCGCATGATCGTCTGGGTGGGTGGACGGCTGGTATACGACGGCCCCAGCTTCTATTGGCATGACCAGTTCCCCATCATCAAGCTCACCCCCAACCCCTATCCCTGGTCCTGGCTAGGCAAGGCCCCCTGCTGGGATCTCCTCCGCCTGCAGCACTCCCTGAACCGCCTCCTCCGCGTAGTAGACGACCACGCCGCCCAAGTCGCCCAGCCCGGCGCCGTGATGGACAAGACCAACGTCAGCCGCGCCGTGTATGACAGTTTCGACACCCGCCGCGCCGGCTACAAGATCTACCAGAACCCCATGGCCGGCAAAGGCATCCAGATCGTCAACCCACCACCCCTCGACGCCAGCATCTGGAAACACATCGAATGGATCCAGAACGAAATGAAAGAACTGGCCGGAGTAACCGACGCGAGCCAGCTGATGCACCTGAACCAGCTCCCCAGTAACTCCACCGTCGAAGCCATCCTATCCGCCATGACGCCAGCTCTCCGCTTCCGGTCCCGAGTTCTCGAAGCCTTCCAGCGCGTCCTTGCCATGCAGCTGGCCTACAACTTCTCCCAGTTCTACACCCTCCCCATGCGCGTAACCGAACTCGGCCCCGGCGGCGTCACCCAGGACGACTTCGACTACGATCCCGGCTCACTGATGCCTGACTTCGTCCACGAAGACGACTACTTCATCCCGCCAGGCTCCGACCATCCCGAGATCAAGCCCGAAGCCATCGCCCGCGGCCCCATGCCCCGCTATGACCGCGCCCGGGAATTCCTCCGCAAATTCATCTTCAAGATCACCCCCGGCTCCCTGCTCAACGCCGCCCAGGTCGAACAAAAACTCATCTACCTCCAACTCACCCGCGCCGGCTGGATGGATATCTTCACCCTCTGGGAGATGCTGGGCATCGGCAACACCGGCGTCCTGCCCGACAATGTCCGCACCATTCCCGAACGCATCCTCTACCAGCAGCAGATGGGCCTTGGCGGGGACGTAAATGCTGCTGGACGCAAGGCTTCGGGCCAAGAACAGCCTCGCATCGTAACCAAAGAGAGCTAGATTGTCAGACGCCGTCATCATTTCTCTCATCGGGGCCGTAGGGTCATTCCTCGCCGCCGCCTTGGGTTTTGCCAACAACATCCTCGCCCGCCGCAATTCTCAGCGCATAGCCGAAACCAACAAAAACATCACCACTCTCGAGAAAAACACTAACTCCATCAAAGACGCCCTGGTCAAAGTCACCGGAGAGTCGGAATTCGCTAGAGGCCACCTCGAGGGAATCCGCTCCACAATCCCCAAGCCCCCAACGGAGTAAACTAGTTCACAGCACTTTAGGAGATCCAACGCGATGACACTTGCAATCTGGTTCTGGATGCTGATGGCCCTGTGGCTGTTCTTCGGAGTATGGAGAAACTGGCCCGATCACCTGGGCATGGGTGGCCACCTGCTGGGGTTCTTTCTGTTCGTGATTCTGGGTTGGCAGGTCTTCGGCTCCCCCGTAAAATAACCATCTACCCTCGCTCAGTTACATTTAAGCCTTAACCTCGCCTAACCCTCAGCTATTAATCCCATTGACATTCCCACTACTACACCTGTAGTCTTTAACATTAGAATGCCAGACGAGAAAGACGACCATTGGATGGCCGATGCCGTGAAGAAACCCGGCTCTTTCAAAGCCGCCGCCGAGCGCGTGGGCAAATCCACCATGTCCTACGCCCACGAAAAGAAATCCGCCCCCGGCATCACCGGCCGCCGTGCCCGCCTCGCTCTGACCTTCGCCAAATTCCGCCCCAAAGGATCCGCCAAGTGAACCAGAACGCAACCGCCCCCAACGCCGGCAGCCCCGAATCGATCCTCTCGAGTAAGAAACCCGGCGGCCGCGGCAGTTTGGGCATGGCCGGATCGAAGGCCATGCGCGGCGGCAAGATCACGATGGCTACCGGCAAGATGTCGAGCAAGATGTCCAAAGCCAAACACCCCCGTAAAGGCGGCATGCAGCTCTACTAACCCGAATGACCAACCTCCCCCCACTGCCGACATCCTCCTCTCCCGGGGCATCCGGCATGGGCGACAGCGATTCGGTCACCGGTCAAACCTCCAATCCGACTTCATCCGTTTCATCCGCATTTTCCGGCGGTCTGCCCGGAATGATGCAATCCGTACAGCAGATAGAAGCTGGGATTCAGACGCTGGCCTCACAGCTACCGTCGCTGAGTCCCTTACTCGCGGAGTTCCTATCCAAACTCCGCATGGCCGTTCCGAGCGCAATCGGCGCTGGGGCAGGGCAGCAGGGACCTCCAGGAGCGCAAAACGGCGCTATCCCGGGCGGTCAAACGGGCCTTCCTTCACCACCGATGTAAGGACGTAACAACCATGTCACCCAAAGAATACTTCGCTCAGATGTGCAAGGACGCAGGGCTCGACGAAGCCACGACCTCTGCCCTTACCGCTGTAGCCGACAACGAGAAACTCTCCCCGAAGCTCGCCGCCCTCATCAAGACCGCCAACGAAGACTATCCGGCGCAACTTGGGCGCGTGCGGGCCGCCGAAGACAAGCTCAAGAAATACGACGAGTGGTACACGACCGCCAAACCCATCGCCGACCAGGCCGTTCAACGCGCCGCTGAAATCGAAGCTGAACTGGCCCGGGTCCGCGCAGGAGGTGATCCACCCCAGTTCGATGCCAGCAAATACGTCAGCAAGGAGGATCTCGCCCGTTTCAACGCCGATGTGGCAGGACGGTTCGCCGGAGTAATCAAGGACACTGCCCGCATCGCCTCCCGCCATGCAGCCAAATTCGGCGAGGAGCTGGACCTGGAAGCTATCGACAAGCTCGCCCAGGAACAAAACCTCCCCATCTCCGCCGCCTACGATCGCTGGATTCAACCCCGGATCGAAGAGCGCCAGAAGAAGGAGTTCGACGAGCAACTCAAGAAAGCCCGGGACGAAGGAGCAAGAGACGCCCTATCGCGCCACAAGCTCCCCATCGACCCGATCCCGACCGACTCAGCGCCGGTATTCGCTCCACGCCCCAAAGCCGACGCTCCCGCAATCGATATGGATGCGGAGTTAATGAACGCGTGGAATTCAGTAGGAAGCAGCAGCAGGTAGCACGGAATCAATATGGCACTGACACCGGAAAGGCTCGAGTATCACCGCAAGTGGAGAGCCAATAATCCGGAGAAGGTCAGTGAAGCGTTTAAACGCTGGCATGAGAAAAGCGGCAAAGGTCGCTATTACGAAAACCTTGAACTCACGAGGGCCATAAAGAGGAAGTGCTACTACGTGTCGGTGGGTCAGCACATAAGGGCTGATCAGGAACAGCAACTAATCGACAAGCTACGGGAAGAATTTCCAGCTAAAAAGGCTGGTCCCAAAGTTAAGTTCGTCGGTGAGGACAAAGTTTCAAGAAGGCGAGAAGCCGCAAGGAAGTATCGCTACCGGCATGTCGAAGGCATTCCCAGTTATCACGCGCCAGATAAGTGTCAGCTCTGCGGCGGCGGTGGAAAGATCTGTATGGATCATTGCCATCAGTCCAGTAAGTTTCGCGGCTGGCTTTGTGATGACTGCAACATCGTCATTGGACGAGCCAAGGAAAGTCCCGAACTCCTTGAGCAAATGGCGAAGTACCTCCGGGAGTTTAGATCAAATCAAGGAGAGTAAATGACTCATGCCGGACAATCTCGATCAAATTAACGTTACGACTAGGCGTTATATACGTACTAACCCTGCCCTCGTCGACAACGTCTACAACCAGGACGCGCTCAACTACTACCTCCGCCAGAACCTCAAAGAGGACTACACCGGCGGCTCCACCATCAACGAGAATTTCATCTACGCCTCGATGATCGGCGGCGGGTATCAGAAGGGCAAGAACTTCAACGTCGCCCAGCGCCAGACCGAACAGCAGCTTCGCTGGGACATGAAAACCACCGAAGTCGCCGTGCCCCTGTACCAGGAAGACATCCAGGTCCTGAACAAAGGCACCCTCGCCGCGGTGAAACTCATCAAGGCCCGCGTGGACGAAGCCTACATGAGCTTGGGGGCGTTCACCTCGATCGCCACCTACCTCAACGGCATCAACGCCGGTTACACGCCCAACGTGAACGGACTCGCCGAAGCCCTGAACGACGGTTCCACCGCCTCCTGGGACGGCAACACCTACACCACCTACGGCGGCCTGACCCGGGCGACCTATTCCCCGTCACTCAACTCAGTCCCGCTCAACTTGGCCAACGGCTCGCTCGAGTACAACACCCTCGACCAGAAGTACATGAGTGTGTTCTACGGCAGCGGAGACTATGAGCCCAACCTCCTGGTCACTACGCCCACCGGCTTCTCGTACCTGAAGAGCAAGTTCCAAACCCAGCAGCGCTTCCAGGACGTGAAGCTCAACGTCGGAGTCGGATTCCGCGGCTTGGCGTTCAACGGCGCAACCGTCGTGGCCAGCCGTTACTGTCTCGGCTCCTACCTCACCGGTCCAACCGGCCTGGGAACCGCAGACACCGTCGCCACCACGTACCTGACCGAAACCTCGAACGGCGCCGTAACCAGCTACCCCGCGCCCGTTACCACCCTCTACCAGAACTCCCTGGCTTCGGAAACTCTGTTCATCCTGAATGCCCGCAAGCCCTTCCTCAATTACTACGTCTCGGACGACCCGACATTCGGCGGCGGATTCCGCGACTTCATCCCGTCCGCCAACAACACGATCCTGGTAGGTCTGGTTCTGCTCGCTCACAACGTCACCGTGCAGCCGCGCTACCATACCCACATTTACGGATTCCGGTCGTAACCGCCCATTTTGAAAGGAGACATCACTCATGCCAAATTCAAATCGCACTCTCAGCGCTTTCATTCAGGGCGGCAATCCCGACACGATGAACATCCAGATCACCGGCGTAGTGGGCAGCAATGTCCCCTACGCTCCCGGTGATGTCGGCGCGTCGTTCGACTACAACAACAAGACCTACTCCGTCGTGATCATGGATTCCGGCGCCACCTCAGCCAATCCCGTCGGCGCTCCCACCTCGGGACAGATTGCCTTCTGGAAATCCATCTCGCCAGCCACGGTCACCAACGACTTCCGCCAGTCGATCAATCCGGCCAGTCCGCAATCCGCTGTAGCCGGGATCATCCGCGTCACCCCAGGTACACTGGGGGCTGGCGGAAACCTGATCTGCATCCTCAACCGGGGCTATGCGATCAACGTCAACGCCGGAACTTGCGCCGCCGGCCAGGTCATGGCCGACTCGACCGCCTCCACCTCCCGCGCCGTCACCACTACCGGTATCCTCAAGTCCATCGGCACAGCCCGAAGCGCGGACGCAGCCGGTGTCGTGATCGTGGACGTGGATATCGCAACATTGCCGTAAAGGAGACAAAGATCATATGGCGGCAGTCACTCTCAACTCGGGGCCCACCTTCAATGTGGCGGGCTCCAAACGCGATCAGTTCTACAACATCACCGGCAACAGCGGCGATACCCTCACCGTGGGCATGGTCAACGTGCTCCAGGTGAATATCGAACCGGCAACCATCACCGGCTACTCGGTTGCGGGCGGCACCATCCCCGGCACCAGCATCATCACCTTCACCACCGGCGGAGGGGCGTTTACGGCTACCGACGTCGAGGTCATTGGCAATTAGAAGGCGTTCCAATCTCTTGTGGACACCTTCACCACACTCTGGAACCGGCTGCAATCCCGCTGCCCTGCGGCCGGTCCCGCCCTGTCGCAGCAGCTGATCCAGGACAGCTTCAACCAATTAGCCGAACGCCGCCAATGGTCCTGGCTCATGAAACCGGGCGCATTCTTCCCGGCCAATCTCTACCAAACCGGCACTGTCGACGTCACTCCCGGCCTGTTCACCGTCTCCGGTACAGGCACCGCCTGGACCGTAGCCATGGTAGGCATCCAGATCCGCATCGGCGGCATCGGCAGCTCCTACCCTACTTACACCATCACCCAAGTCCTTTCCCCCACCTCGCTCGTCATGGACCAGCCCTGGACCGGCCCGACTCTCACCGGTCAGCAATACCAGATCTTCCAGTGCTACTTCAATGTTCCGAGTGATTTCAATTACTTTTATTCGCTCATCAACCCAACGAACAACTACCGTCTCTGGACCAATTGCACAGAAGCCGATTTCGACCGCTGTGACGCCCAGCGAGCCAACTCCGGTCCCAGCTTCGGAGCGGCCTTCTACGGATACACCGCCACCTATCTCGGAACCATCGATCCCGTTCTCCAGGTGAGAGGCTCCGGCGCCGTACCAGTCTCGACTACCGGGTCCGGCTACAGCTTCCCCGCGAACGGCACCTTCACCGTCGAGATCACCACCAGCGGCGCATCGGGAGCGGCGACATTCCAGTGGAAGTTCGGTAGCGGCGCCTACACCACCGCCGTAACCACCGACGTCAACCCCATCGATCTCGCCTACGGAGTGCAGGTCTACTTCCCGGTAGGCACCTACGTCATCGGCGACACGTTCATCATCAATGTCACCGCAGGGGTCCTCTCCGGCGTACCGCGCTACGAACTCTGGCCGCGCCCGATCGCGACACCCTACGTCTATCCGTTCCTCTACGTAGCCCGCCATGACGATCTCTCCGATACCAATCCCGTCCTGCCGGAATTCATCGCCAGGCGCGGCGACGTGGTGCTCGAGATGGCGCTGGCCTGCTGCGCCCGTTTCCCCGGCACCGACCACGACCACCCCAACATCTACTACGACCTATCCTTGGCCGACCGTCACCAGATCGCCGCCGACAAGATGGTCAACGAACTCGAAACCCAGGATGACAACGTCGGCATGAAGAACCTCACCTGGGCCAACAGCATGGAATACGCCCCGTCGCCATGGCTCGACGGAAGTTACCTGCAATCTCACGCCTGGCCATATGCAGGCTGGTAAACTACACAAATAGGAGAAACTCAAATGGACAATTCCCCCATGGATCCCGGCAGCAAAGTAGACGGCATCATCGACACCCCCATGTGCAGCGAGAACGTCGGCAAGCAGAACACTCCCAAGACCAAGGTGTATCCCGACATGCCCAGTTCGTCGGGCGGCGCGTCGATCTACGGCCCCGGCACCAAGGACACCTACAAGGGCGGAGCGTAAGGAGAGGGGAGCGCGATTGAGTGGCGTACGCCCAAATAACCCAGGCTGGCTTGGCCCAGGAGATTGCGGTCGCGCTCCAGGACCCGAGCCATGTGTATTGGAGTCTTGGGGAAATTTACGCCGCCATTGATGAGGGCCTACTCTACTGGGGAGCGCTAACCAGCTGGTGGAGGGAACGCGGGACCTTCTCCACCAGTGCCGCCACTCCCCTCTACGATCTCCACACCCTGCTACCCACTCTCCGCGCCCGTACCTACACTCTAGGGGACCTGACCAATGAGATCCTCTACCATTTCCTCGAGCCCTGCACCGGCTCCCCTGCGGGAGTAGCGGGCACAGGCGACACAGACCAATTCACCATCGGCCAGATCACCAGCGTCCTGACCCGCAAGCGCAACGAACTAGCCATCGACGCCAAGCTCCCCCAAACATTCTCCACCATCCCCGTCCCCTTCACTCCCGAAGGCATCCTCACCCTTGGCGACGAGATCGCTCTCACCGGCCGCGGCGCCTGGGAAGACATCTCCACCGGCATCATCAGTCCCCTGAACGTCGAGGATTACTGGGCCGCTCAATCCTGGGCTCCGCTGTGGACCGTCACGCCCAACAAGCCCTATGCGATGGCGTTCGGTGAAACCCAGCCCCTCCAGGTCCAGTTCATTCCGCCCCCGCTCTCAGCCGGCAATCTCCACCTCGTCCACGTCGATACCATTGGCATGGCCATCGCCGACGGGACGCCGTTCGAGATGCCGGATGAATACGTCCATGCGATCAAGTACGCTTCGATGTACGAACTCCTCGCCACCAACAACCAGGGCTACGATGCTCAACGGGCGCAATACTGCATCGAACGGTATAAATCCTACGTCGAGTTGTCCAAGCTCCAGCGTTCGATCATCCGCATCTACCTCCAGGGGGTGCCGCTTCCACTCGACACGCTCCAAGCCCTGGATTCCGGCCGCCCCAACTGGCAGAACCAACCCGGTGTCCCCAACCTCTGCGGCGTGGCATACGACATCATCGCTCTGTCCAATGTCCCCACCCAGGCATTCGGCATGGCGGCAGACGTCATCCGCTCCGCCCCCCTCCCGGCTACCACAACCGACTTCATCCAACTGGGCCGCGAGGAAATCCCCTACCTAATGGACTACTGCCGCCACGTCCTGAGCTTCAAAATGGGCGGCAGCGACTTCATCGCTTCGGTCGCCCTGTACGACAATTTCCTCACCGGAGCCAAGCAGCGCAACAAGCTCCTGGTGTCCAAGATCCCCTACCTGCAGCCGCTGTTCAACAACGCCGAGCGTGAAACCGCCGTGGAGCCAGTCGCATGAAACTCATCATACTGATTGCAATTCTTCTCACCACCCCCGCTTTTGCCCGCCAGCGCTTTGAAGCCTGGTGCGAGCAAGGTGGCCAGAAGGTCGTCACCTCCAACGTCAACTCCACCACCAACGTCCAGCGCTCCTACGTCGGCTGCACCGTCACCGTCTACATCACCGGCACCCTAACGCCCGCTACCCTCTACTCGAACAACTCCGGCACCGCCCAAGCCAACCCCTTCACGGCCTCCACCGTCAACGGGTTCTTCTTCTTCTACGCCGACAACGGCCGCTATGACGTCACCCTGTCCGGCGCAGGCATCTCTTCGCCCTTCACGATCGGCGACGTGTTGCTGGCCGACCCGACGCTGTTCACCACGGGTGTCACCTCCTTTAACGGCCGCACCGGCGCTGTCGTACCCGCCGTGAACGACTACAGCTTCTCCGACCTGTCGGGCAACGTCACCGTCCATACCCATGCCGGAGCCACGACGGGAGGCGGCCCGCTTGTCCTCGGTACGATCTTCGCCACCCAGACCGCCCATACCTTCGCCGCCGGACCAACCTCCGCCGGTCCCAGCGCCCCAACCTGGCGAGCGCTATCCGGCTCCGATTTACCTTTGGTCGACCTCAGCTCAGCGGCGGCAGGCGGCGTCACCGGCAACCTCGGCGTCTCCCACCTCAACTCCGGCACCTCCGCCGGGGCCACCACCTTCTGGCGCGGCGACGGTACCTGGGCCACACCAGCAGGCACCGGCGTCACCTCGGTCGCCATGACGGGCGACAACATCATCTACTCCACCACGGTCACGGGCAGCCCTATCACCACCACCGGCACTCTCGTCCCCTCCCTCAAGACCCAGGTCAAGAATCGCATCTTCGCCGGCCCCGCCACGGGAGCCGACGCCACCCCGACCTTCCGCGCCCTGGTGAGTGATGACATACCGGACAACGCAGCCGACACCACGGGTCAAGCCGACACCGCCCTCGCCGCCGCTTCCAACCCAGCCAACTGCTCCGCCGGCAATCTTCCCCGCGGCGTCAACGCCTCCTGGGTCGCTGAGGGCTGCAACCCGGTAGCCCTGGCCGCCGACGTATCCGGCCTCCTGCCTACCGCCAACCTGAATGCCGCCTCCCTCATCAGCACCTGTGAGATCGTTATCGGTGCCCTCACGGGATCCGCCCTGGCCGACGCCGACGACCGCCCCGTCCTATGTGCGAACGACACCGGCCAGGTCATGACCATCACCGCCGTGAAGTGCTACGCCGACGCCGGAACCCCCAGCGTCACCCCTATCATCACCGGCGGAGGAGCAACATCCATCCTCACCGGGGCACTCACCTGTGGTACTGCCGCCTATGCGTCCGGCACCTTGAACGGCACTCCTACCCAGGGCAACAACGTCACCATCGACGGGAACATCACTACCGCAGGGGGCACGGCCAAGTACATCGTCATCCGCATCGTGAGGACTCTCTAGTGGCCGCCTTCCAAAAGAAAATTACTCGCTTTGTCTGCCGGGGGATGAACCTCAACACCCCTCTCGACCAGATCCCCGAGAACGAATTCGCCCTGCTGCAGAACGTCCGCACCTACTTCGAGGGCAGGATTGAATCTCGTCCCGGTCTGATCAACGTCAGCGATCAGTTCACCGTAGTGGACCAATACGACACCATCCACTCGATGTATACGGTGAACGACTTCAACCCCGACTCGACAGGCACATCGAAGCGCTTCTTCGGTTACAACACCGAGCTTTGGTGGTCCGACGTCACCAACCCCGCCGTCGTATCCAACATCAATTCCGGCTACAGCGGCAATCCCCTGTCGATGATCGCGTTCTCTCCAGAGATCAATCCGCTTCCGTTCCTGTATGTGTACGATTCCCTGCGCCAGGACAAGTACTCCTCCGCTTATCTGGTCGGTGGCAACCCGGAGGCATTCCAGATCGGCGTGCCTCAATCCGCCGTGTATGCGGCCGGCGCTCCCGTGCCTACCCAGGTCGGAGGCGGCGGGGCCGGTCTGTCCTACCAGTGGCGCTGGCAGCTTCGCCACTCCATTACCGGAAACAAGTCCATCCCATCAGTCGCCACCTACACGCCTCTGGACGTGGACTTCGCTTCCGGCGACACCGTCTCATTCCCCGATCCGGCCATTACCATCACCGGAACTCTGGCTCTCGACCAACAATACTACTGGGACC